AGCTACTTTTATACACGTTGGTAGAATCGTTTTGTATATCGTCCTTCCCAATCGACACTTAGGATTGACACAGGCATTGGTGTATCACCTATAATCTCGACTGTAAGGTTTTTGTTTCGTTGGTAAACTGGAACAACGTGTAAGGACTCTGCCGCAAGGTTCACGCTGTTCAGTTGATATTGATTAGGGAATGTTCTACTGATGACATTTGAATGGGTATCAAGACCTTTTATGTCAACGTTGTAAGTTACAGTTCCCGATAGACCGCAAGACACATTGAGTCGATGGATAATTAGATCAGACACAGAATCATTTGCAGTCATGCCTTCAGTCTGTGTATATACAAAGAACCGTGGCATAATTATTTTCATGTCATACTTATAACCAATAATTAGATCTCGTCCACGATAATCATCTTTGATTTCAACAAAGTAATTACCGGCACTACCTTGAACCGTTGGTTCTAATACAGCACCCACTGACTGACTACTCAAGCCACCAACACTACCAATAAGACCACCTAGTACTAAAACATTTAGACTGCTTCCAGTGAAGTGATCAAAAGGTAAATAGATTTTAGTTAGGTTAGTTGAAGTTGTATAAGTACGATGAGGATTGACATACCATGAGTCTAAACAAACATCAGTACGCTCACCTGAAGTAAGCTTAAGAAATCCATTTTCACTACTTTGGTTCATGTCATAAGAGTTAAGAAAGACTTCGTTAGCAGGATTAAATACAACAGCAAAATACTCGTTATCATCAAAGTATTGATGGAGTAGCTTGCCAGTCAATTCCCATTTATACCAAGTCTGAATCTCTCGCTTTTCAGCAGTATTGAAATACTTGAATTGATAGACAGTACTCTCAGTAGACGAAGCTAAGGAGACCATCGATAGACCAGGGGAAGAGATGATTGAATCGACACTGCTAGGAACTAGCTCAGGAACGCTCTGAGTGTTGTCTCGAAACACTGGAGGCTTTTCATCAGATACGTCAAACAACTCGAACAGGCGAGTGTATAGAGGGGTCTTAGAGACAAAGGCTTGTGACGTTCCTAAAGAAACTGATTGCAAAGATGAATCAGATTCATAACTACTAAGTGTATTAATCTTAGAAGACAAAGGACTTAAAATATCTGAGTCAGTACTAAGCAAGAACTGCTCATTCTGACCATACAAAACAAGACCAATACTAGCTGGACTGACGTAGTTAAGAAAAACAGGTCGAGTAGACGAAGCTGCAATATCAATGGGGTCATCAGCTGTAGCAGTAAGTGCTGATGTTGCAAAGAAATTAAAGAAGTCGCCAGCCTTACTAAGGATTACAGAGTCACTTGATAAAAAACCAAACCTATTCCTATAGAAAAACAAGTCAGTAATAGTTTTACCTACAAACGTAGGTATCGGGTTAGTATCATCATCACCAACCTTACGTATCACCCACGATACTGTACTAAAGGTAAACGTACCATCTGCCTGTCTGACAAGCTGATGAGGCAATGTAGAAGCATCTAGTTCATATTTAAGCCCCGGCTGTAAACACTCCTTCCAAGTACCAGTACCATTGGCTTGACCATTATCAGTAGTAAATTCTACATATATATTATCGAAGTCATTACCTGCGGAGCTTTCAATTTTAACAATATATCCATTACGGCACTGGAGTGGCAGCCTAGCTGAAGTACCAATGTTATCTTGAAAACCAAATACCGCATCGAACTGACTACCACCAGCAACTTCTAAATTAAAAGCAACATTATTAGTAGATGTTATATATATGCCTGGACCAATTTGAGTAGCACTGAATCCTGCATTAGCATTAATACTATTACGCAAAGAACCAGCAATAGATTCTGCAGACAGCGGTGCAGCTGAAACATCGTCTGGTGTATTATACGTAAACGCAGTACCGTTTAGTTTAATCGTATACGCAGCATTATATGCAACAACATTGATAACAACAAATGCTTCATTAGGACGCAAAGCTGTAACATTAGTAGTCATTGCTACTTCCTTCTTTTTATTTAAAACGAAGGTGTAATCATTAAGAGTGAGAAATTTAATATCCTCTGGCTGTGTACCAGAAAGGTAGGTACTGCCTGGAGTACTGATCACACAGTTAGCTACTTCAGCATCGTAAGCAGTTTTAGCTGTAGCCTCTGCAGTCTTGGCATTGGCATATGCAGTCTCAGCAGCAGTCAGTGTTGTCTGTGCTGTTGCTACCTGCGCTGCTGTATGGGTAGCTGGAATAGTCTTAATAGCTTCAAAGACTTTGACCCCAGTTGAACCAATAATAGGTTGAAGGTTTGTAACCTCAGTACCTAATGCATAGTTCGCAGGTAAAGTCGTAGCAGCAGAAACGGAGGCACCGTTATCCTTGACAAGGTAAATACCATTCTGACTAAGTACAATACCTGATCTAACAGTTTCCTGTACGTTCGTATTATACGTATACGTAGAATCAATTAAATTTATTTTCGTAGGAGTCTGTCCAGCAAAGGCTTCTGCATACACAGCCTCTGCAGCTTGCAATGCAGTAAGAGAAGTTTTAGTAGCAATAACAGCAGTGTTGTATGCAACTAAATCAGTTTGAAAGTTTGCATAGTTACAACTAGCTGGTACTCCCATATTGCTGCCCATATTGACAGTACGTGGTGAGCCATCAATGGCACTCCAAATACGAAAAACATTATCAGCAAACTGTCCAACATATTTTTCTTGCTCATCCCGAAGGATATTAAACCATTTACCAGTAGCAGTGGCACCCTGTAGTTGTGATTTAAATTTTCCTCCAGGCCTTTTAAGCATACCTAACGCATAGTCAGGGTAGACATTAGAGGCATCAGTAAGCTCTCCAGGTCTTTTACGTAAGTCAGGCTGTTGCGAAATACCACCGAAGAGGTTTGGAATCCTTTGGGAAATTGCTGTCATCGATTCAATGCGTGAAAAGGTTGATAACTTTGATAATAATTTTCACCATCTTTAAATCCAAACATAGAGTAATCACCCTGATTGCATTCATATTCAATGGCTGAAGCGCGGGTGATGCCTTCTTGTTCTGCAAGTAACTTATTTAATTGAGCATCACCTACCATCTTCACTGTGCACATACGCGCAGCTCGTGCAACGATATAAGCTTGAATAGCAGGAGGAACATCTGAAAAGCTAAATAGATATATGATGTCTACAGTCAATGATTCTTCAAACACATCGGTGTGACCTAAGCGGTCATAGATACCACCGTTGCGTCGTACAATATTATAACGAGTGCGCTGCGATTCGCTGCAATCTACTTGGAGTACATCGGGTTGCAGCAGAATTTTTTTGGTAGAACTATCAGGAGTTAATGTAATACCTTTTTCGGAATTGAAGATCCAGCCATCAGCCTGTACCATACGGTTTACTTCACGTAAGGTATTAGTGACAATTGCAACTTCTGGATTTTGTAGATCTAAGGTTGTGACAGGAGCCTGTCCAACTGAGCTAAGTATTTGATTAACAGCATCCAGTTCTGTGGACACAGCATAAGTAGGAAAGGTCATATCATTTAGATAAAAAAAAGGGCTCCCGAAGGAACCCCAATATGGTTAAAAAACAGAAGCTATCAAGCGCCGTAACCAGCGTTGTTGGTAGCAGACTGGACAGTACCGAACTGTGCAGGTGCAGTAGCGGTGCCAGCGAAAAGTTCAACAGCACAAGCTGGGTTCAGATAATCTGCTCCCATAGCTAAGCGCCCCAAAATTACGTCGCCCTGGTAAACCACGGATACATCTCCCGAAGTAACTTGTACTTGAGGACCGACAGCTTCGACAACACCGGCTGCTTCCTTCTGGAAGATCAGACCGCAGCTGTTGTTGAAGTTAGCAGCATTACCGTAATCGTTGTTGATACCAGCCACAGAGTTGCGAGCATCCTCGACAGCTTCACCAACGAAATCGCCAGTGTTCTGTGGAGAGGCTACACCTGGGTTAGTAGCAGAACCAGTTCCATACTTCGTGCCGTAGTTGCCGAAGAAAGGAATGTTCATGGACTTGTAGATCTTGATACCAGCAATCTCAACGATGCCGTTACCACGCTGACGGGAATCACCCTGCTCGTCACGATTGATCAGTCCGTTCTCACCAACCTGTTGGATCAACGCATGATACTGACGGGGGTTCAATACACCCACACGTCCATCCTGACTGACTCCCTTTTCATCGAGAGCTGCAGCAGCGTCATAGAAAGCTGTTACAAGCTTCGTAGCATCGTAAGCATCGGAAGCTGCAGTACCTGAAGAACCAACGCGGATCTGAGTACCACCTGGCTCGATAAAGCCAGCCTTTTGGACAGGGCTCTTAGCGCGAGCGCCACGAGTAACTGCACGGAAGATCAAGCGGTCATATTTTTGTGCGAGTGCGTAGCCGATTTTTTTTGAGATCTCGCCTCGCAATTCGTAATGCGCCAATGTCTCATCAAGATCATACAAAAATGCACTGGAGATAAGAAGATCATCAATCGTGATCGTCTTCTCTGCAACTGGAGGTGCGCCGTCGGTGTTACCCAAAATTGCATTTCCAGGAGTATGGAATTCTGCCGTGGTGCGCCCAGTGTAGATGAACTGCAAAGATT